GGAAACGTTAACATTGAAACAGGTGAGTTCGTAAAAAAATAGATTTTGAACTTTTTTAACATATTTATAACAAAACATAAATTCTACACAAAATGGCAGAAACATTAATATCTCCTGGAGTATTAGCAAGAGAAAATGATCAATCATTTATCACTCAAGGCCCTATCACAGTTGGGGCTGCTATTATTGGTCCTACAGTAAAAGGCCCAGTCGAAGTTCCAACAGTTGTTACATCATACAGCAGCTACGTAAACAGATTTGGTGCGGTTTTAGAAAGTGGTAGTGATACTTATACTTACTTTACTTCTATTGCAGCTTATAATTATTTCCTAAATGGTGGGGAATCACTATTAGTTGCACGTACAGTCTCAGGTTCATATACTTCAGCAACTTCAACAGCTATTCAAAATAGTAACGAAAGTGGAGTATTAGATACAGCATCTGATGCTTTATTAACTTCAATTACAGTAAACCCAACAGATTGTGATGATGCAACTTATACAGCAGTAGATTTGACTGGAGGTACAGGTACTGGAGCACAAGCAACAGTAGTATGTTCGGGCAATACTATTACAAGTATTACAGTAACAACTGCAGGTACAGGATATGTTGTAGGAGATACATTAACAATTGCTGCTTTAGATTTAGGAGTCGCTTCATCAGCAGCAACCATTCTTTTAGATGCAGGTGATATTGTGAATAATATTTCATTTACCTTAAAAACAATTTCTGAAGGTGTTATAATGAATAGCTCAAGTTCATTAGATGCTTCAGGTTCATTGGCTTCAGGTAGTTCAGATAATATTAGATTTGCAATTTCAAATCCATCTACAGCAAATGGTACTTTTGATTTACTTATTAGACAAGGTAATGATAATACAAACGATCAGATTGTATTAGAAACTTGGACAGGTTTATCATTAGACCCAATGGCTGATAATTTTATCACTAAAGTAATTGGTAACCAAGTTGAAAGTTACAACTCAGTAACTAATCAAATTGCAGTAACAGGTGAATATTTTAATAGATCAAGATACGTAACAGTTTCAGCAGTAAATCAACCAACTCCAAATTATTTTGATAACAATGGAATCGCAAAACCAGCTTTTGCAACTTATCTTCCATTAGCACAAGGTGGTTCATTTACAGGTGCTGTAGGTGATAATACGGTAGGTCCAGTTGCAAGTCCTGCTGTTAATTTTTATGATGCTATAAATTCAGCAAATACACAAGGTTTAGAAGGTGGTAACTATACTAACATGATTAGCTTATTAGCTAACCAAGATGAATACCAATACAATATATTAATGACTCCTGGTTTATATGATGCTGATTATACAGCTCAATGTACTCAGTTAATTAATAATACTCAAGGTAGAGGAGATAATTTATTAGTATTAGATTTAGTTAAATATGGTAAATTAGTTGCTGACGCAACTTCTCAAGCATCATCACGTAATACTTCGTATGCTGCTTCATATTGGCCATGGGTAATGATAATTGATCCTGATACGGGTAAAAACGTTTGGGCACCAGCATCTACCGTAATGGCAGGTGTGTTTGCTTACAACGATACAGTATCAGAACCATGGTTTGCACCAGCAGGTATAAACAGAGGTGGTTTAGGTCAAGTTATTAGAGCTGAGCAAAAATTAACACAAGCTAATAGAGATACTTTATACTCAGCTAAAGTTAATCCAATTGCAACATTCCCAGGAACAGGAACAGTAGTATATGGACAAAAAACACTACAAACTAGAGCAAGTGCTTTAGATAGAGTAAATGTTCGTAGATTATTGATTCAACTTAAATCATATATTTCTCAAGTAGGACAAAATTTAGTATTTGAACAAAATACTATTGCTACTAGAAATGCATTTTTAAGTCAAGTAAATCCTTACTTAGAATCAGTTCAACAAAGACAAGGTTTATATGCATTTAAAGTAATTATGGATGATTCAAATAACACACCAGATGTTATTGATAGAAACCAAATGATTGGTCAAATCTACATCCAACCTACTAAAACTGCAGAATTTATTTACCTAGATTTCAACATTTTACCAACTGGAGCAACTTTCCCAGCGTAAAAATTTAAAAAGTAAATATTTATAATAAAGCAATAAATAAAAAATAAAATGGCAGTATTAGATCCCAACGAAATATTTTTCACAGCGTTTGAACCAAAACAATCCAATCGCTTCATCATGTATATTGATGGTATTCCCTCATATGAAGTTAAAGGGGTAGGTGGTGTTAACGTAGCACAATCAAGTGTAGCTTTAAATCACATTAACGTTCAACGTTTTGTAAAAGGCAAAACTACTTGGGGACCAATTTCATTTACATTATTTGACCCAATTACTCCTTCAGGTGCTCAAGCTACTATCGAATGGCTTCGTTTACACCATGAATCAGTAACTGGTCGTGATGGTTATTCTGATTTCTATAAGAAAGATTTAACATTTAACGTATTAGGACCTGTAGGTGATATCGTATCCGAATGGATTATTAAAGGTGCAATGATTACTTCAATTAACTGGGGTGATTATAACTGGGATGATGACGGAACAGCAGTTAACATTGCTATGGAAGTACAACCAGATTATTGTGTATTGAACTTCTAATAAGAAATACAAATATTTTAAAGGAGAGCTTGGCTATGTCAAGCTCTTTTTTTATGTTGATATGTATTAACAAAACAAAGTTATTAATAAATAAAAATTATGAGTGAATTTAAATTCCCCACCGAAGAGGTAGAACTACCATCAAAAGGTTTATTGTATTCCAAAGATAACCCATTATCTAGTGGTAAAATTGAATTAAAATACATGACTGCTAAAGAAGAAGATATTTTAACAAATCAATCTTATATTCAAAAAGGAACAGTATTAGATAAATTGTTACAATCTTTAATTGTAAATAAAGACATTAAAATAGATGATTTATTTGTAGGTGATAAAAATGCTTTATTTGTTGCTGCTCGTATTTTAGGATATGGTAAAGATTACAAAGTAACAATTGCAGGAAAAGAAGAAAATATTGATTTAACTCAATTAGAACATAAAAAAATAGATTTAAATTTCTTTGAAAATACAAATAATAGATTTACTTATAAACTAGAACATACAGGTACCGTTTTAGAGTTTAAATTATTAAACGGCCATGATGATAAAAAAATAGATAGAGAATTAGCAGGTCTTAAAAAAATATCCCCAAACTCATCATCAGAATTAACTACTAGATTAAAACATATGATTGTTTCAGTTGATGGGGATGAAGAAACAAAAACAATTAGAGAATTTGTTGATAATTATTTCTTAGCACGTGACGCTAGATCATTCCGAGAACATATTAGAAATATCCAACCAGATGTAGATCTATCGGTAGTACTTGATAGTGGAGAGGAGGTCACAGTCCCTATAGGACTAAACTTTTTTTGGCCTGACGCCTGATAACTCACCTGAGTTTCGAAAATATTTATTTCAATCTATCCATAGTATAGTATTCCATAGTAAAGGTGGATATGATTGGCATACTATATATAATATGCCTATATGGTTACGTAAATTCACTCTTTACGAAATGAATGAATATTACGATAATGAAAAAAAACAATATGAAAATACTAAATCCCAAAAGAAGGGAAATACATCTTTAGTATCTCCTGATGGTACTGTAAATAAAGCGAACTTTAATGCAGCATCAAAGCCATATAAAGGTAAAACAAGTTATAAATAGTAATATTTATAACAAAATATTAAATGGCTAAATCTAACTTAAATAATATAAAAGAAATCAACGAACAGATCCGTCTCCTTAAAAAAGAGTTAGGACAAGTAGATTTCGAAGCATTTGGGACCGGTCAAGTTGAAGAAGCTACTAAAGAACTTAAAAGTTTAAGAAGAGAACTTAATGCTGTTAATAGTGATATTGATTACTTTGGTAAATCTTTAGGAGATAGCATCCAAGAACTTCAAAAATCTAACTATGCTTTATCGGTTTCTAAAAAATCTTTTAAATCATTAATAGGAATATCCGAAGATTTCACTTCAGTTCTTAGTGGTCAAGCAATTTTATCTAAAAAAGAAATAAAAGATAAAAAAATATTAGCAGAGTTAGAATTTAAAAGACTAAAACAAGCTATAGCTTCTGGAACACTTGAAGGAGACCAATTAAAAGAAATTCAAGGTCGAGTAGCTCAAGAAAAAGAATATTTAGACTCCTTAGATAAAGTAATTGATTTTCAAAATGAAATTACAAGTAAAGCAGGTACTAAATTATTCGGTGGGTTAGAAGAAATATCAAATGCTATACCTGGGTTAAATAAATTTACAAGTGCATTTACTGATGCTGCGAATGCTGCTAAAGAAGCAGACACAGATAATGTTATAGAAGCAAACCTTGATAAAGAATATCAAGCTAAATTAAAACAAAGAGAATTAGATAAAGAATCATTAAAAACAGGTAAAGGGTTAAATGAAGAAGTAATAAAAAGATTAGGCTTAGAGGATAAACTTTTAGATAAAAATGGTAAATTACTAAAAGGAACAGCAGCAAGTGCAAAAGGTAAAAAAATAGGCATAGGTGAAAAAGATATGTCTGTTATTAGCAAAGGAGCAGGAACAGGCATATCCGGGTTGATGAAAGGTATTAAAAGCTTAGGAAAATCGTTAATGAAATCCTTAGGACCTTTATATCTACTTAAAGAACTTGTAGATGCAATGAAAGGAATAGACGCCGAAGCTTCTAAAATGGCTAAATCATTTGGGATGACTTATAAAGAGTCATTAAAAATGCAAAAGTCATTCACTCAAATAGCTACCTCTTCAGGTAATATATTTGTTAATACAAAGGGTATACGAGAAACATTCTCAGCAATTAATAGTTCATTAGGAACTAATTCTACGTTATCAAATGAAATGGCTATTTCATTTACTAAACTTAGAGAAATGTCAGGGTTTACTAACGAAGAACTTCAAGGTATAGCTAGACTTCAATTAGGTACTACTAAATCAACAGAAGAAATTACAGGTCAATTTTTAGCACAAGCAAAAGTTTCAGCAATACAAAATGGTGTTAAACTTAATGAACAAAAATTACTAAAAGACATTAATAAAATATCAGCTGCTACTACATTATCACTAGGTAAAAACCCAGGATTAATAGCTAAGTCAGTTGCAACTGCTAAATCTTTAGGTATGGAATTAAGTAAAGTAGAGAATATTGCTGGTAGTTTACTTGATTTTGAATCATCTATTAGTGCAGAAATGGAAGCGGAACTGCTAACAGGTAAAGAACTAAATTTAGAAAAAGCAAGAACGGCAGCATTGAATGGAGACTTAGCTACTGTGGCTAAAGAAATAGCAAACCAAGTAGGGGATTCCGCTGAGTTCAGCAAAATGAATAGAATACAACAGGAAGCATTAGCTAAATCTGTAGGTATGAGTAGAGAAGATCTAGCAGAAACACTCTTACTCCAAGACCAATTAACAGGATTATCAGCCGAAGATGCTGCTGAAGCAACTAAAAAGTTTAATACTTTGAAGGCACAGGTTGGGGAAGCAGAAGCAATGAGAATCCTTCAAGAAGAAGGGGTTGATCAATTAAATAATCAAGTAGGAGCACAAGATAAATTTAATGCCACTGTTGAAAAATTAAAAGAAGTATTTGTAATTGTAGGAAATGCTATAATGCCTATAATAGATATAATAGCTAATGTTTTTAGTTTAGTAGGAAGTATTATGAAATTTTTAGACCCTATGATACAAACCGTATTAGTGGGGGTGGCTGCAGTTCAAGACCTAATTTCGGGAATTGGGTGGTTATTTGGGGCTGAGTTTGGAGATAGTGCTATTAAAGCACAAATCCAAACAGCCGAAGCATCAGCACAAACCAATTATGGGGTTAGTGGTGATGCTTTTGGAGACGACTGGTCAATTAAAGATCGTACAGAAATGGCTGAGGGAGGTATAGTAACAGGCCCAACTAATGCCCTTGTAGGTGAAGCAGGACCTGAAGCCGTTATTCCATTATCAGATAATTCCCCAGTTATAAAACAAGCAAATGAAACTAATACTCTTTTAAAACAATTAATCCAAGCAGTTACTGAAGGAGGAAATGTTTATTTAGATGGTACAAAAGTAGGAACAGCAATGTCTGTATCTAATTACAAAATGCAATAAAATTAATATTTATAATAAAATACAATTATGGGACTTTTAAACAAATTAGAAAAACAAGGATCAACATTAACAGATGTTGATGGTGGGACTCCTACAAAAATGGATTTAAGTAGCCAAGCTACTAAAATATTTCAAAAATCACAATTAGATTTAGATGGTAAAAACCCTGAACAAATGAATTTAAATTCAAAATTTGAACAAAATTTAGCAATTTCACAACTAGATTTAGATGGAAAAACACCATCAAAGTATTTAGATAATCCACCTAGATAATGCCTTTAATAGATTTAAAGACAGATCTTAAATCCCTAAGATATGGGAAGGATACCCTCGGAGGAGGGGATAGTGGCCAACCCTATATCCAAAAACCAATCCCAGATTCTGCTAGTAATTTATTTTCTCAAGAAGATTTTATCCTTAGAGGAGGAGCAAATGCTGTATCTGACTCACTTACTGATGTAAGTAGATTAACAAAAATGTTTTTCGATTTAAAATCTCCTAATGGGTTATTTTTTACAGCAAAACAACAATTATTATCTAGAACAGCAGTACGCACACAAACAAGTGGTGTATTAAATGATCGTGTTTATAATCCTCTAAACACTATAACCCAAGCAGGGGTTAATGCTTTAGGTATTCATACTAAAAAACAAGGTGTAAATCCATTTGCAGGAACCGGAGCCTATTCCAATAATGATAATTTATATGGGGTTAAAGTTAAAACGGATCAAGAATTATCTGAAAATAGATTATGGAGGTTAAAAGAATCAATTGATTATGGTAGTGTTAGTATATTAGATGGAATTACATTAAATTCATTAAATGGTACTAATGTTTTATCATATGGTGGAGGTCCTGGAGCTGATTTAGGTATAGGTAAAACAAATATTCGATTTGCATCTCCTGAACAAAGAACAGGGGAGCAAAATAAATATTTTAAAAAAGACAAATTATTCTTTTTTGGAAAAGGTGAAAATAATAACACCCCCCATAAATGGGAAACAGATGATTTAAGAAAAGATTATATATTTTCAGGATCTGTTTCTGGAATATATGGAGGTTTAACTAATCAATTTGTTGAAAATTCATTTAATGGAGATGGACAACGAGAAGGAACATATTATTTTAACGTTTATGATCCTAACATAACCCCAGGCAATACATGGCCTGATCAAACTCCTTTAATATATAATAATGGAGCTAATACTTTAGATCAAAAACAAATAATAG